CCCGCCATAGGAGCGGCGTTCTCAATAAGAGCCTGATATGTGGGGTCTTGTTGTGTGAGTTCTACCGCCTGCCTTATTGTATCTCTGCCATCAAACTCTTGAGGTTGTTCTGCCTCCAAACCGCCAACAGGAACACTCATAGCCGATTGCCTACGTTCCTGAGCCTTCTTTACTTCTTCTAATCTTCGTAACATTTCAATTCGTGAAGTAGCCATTAAAAACCTCCGCTGTATCCTTTTATCCTATGTAAATCCGAATAATCTGCGAGGTTGATTTAACTTCATCCCCGGATTAGATGCTAAAGAAGTAATATTTGGCGTTACAGGTTTATTTTCTACATGTGTTAAATCATTACCTCCAACAAATTTAGCACCAACTCTACCACCGGAAGCCTGACCACCAAAAGAACCAGCAACGGCGGCTACAAAATCTCTGTCTATACCAGAGGTAAACTTATCCCAAAAAGAAGGGTCAGGATTTCCTACAAGATTGGGTATACTTTCAGCAAGAGCATCCATTCCTTTACCTCTAGCCATTGCCGCATTGTAAGCAGTGTTATTCATTCCAGATGGAAGATTTCCGCTAAAGGGTCGAGCATTAGTATAGTCTATTTCCATACTTTCTGAAGGATTAGTTTGTGTATCTTTATATTTTTCAAGCATTTTAAGATATTCAAGAAGACCCTCCATTACAATGCTCCGTAATTAACTTGATAATAACCGTTTTTACCAACGGATACAGCATCAGGATTAGTTTCAAGAACTTCTTGGGCCATAACACCAACAGTCGGAGAGTCTATACCCAACTCTTTAGCCTTGTCATTCCATTCCCAAGTGTAAACATTGTAACCTTTATCTTTACCAATGTGAGTTACATTGTCTTTTAGTCTTGCATCAGAGTTAGCCATAATAGCCGCTGACCCCAAAGTTCCCAAAAGATTTGCAAAAGTATTATTAGGAGCAGTAGACGTAGTTGTTGACCCATAGTCCCCAGATACCATAGCCATGTAGTTACGAAGTGCGTTCTGATCTTTGTTAGCATTGTACTCGTATCTTTGCTGATCTCTATTCATAGCCTCTTGAGTCATTGCTCTACGTTGAGCGCCCACCTGATCCATAGCGCCATACATACTTAAAGGCGCGTTCATTATTGATGGGTAAAGTTGCCCTGATTGTACCGCTCTGTTCTGCGCTTGGTTGTAAGCGTTGGTATACATATCAGCAATAGGTTTAGTCATGCCAGAAGTCACTCTGTTAGCAACAGCCTTTTCGTATTCTTGGTTACCTTTACTAGAGCCTCCGGGCTGATACATAACTTGCTTTTGCCTAAGACCCGGTAGAACTTCATTTTGCAAACCGCTAAGAACATTAGATGTTAAGGAGTTTACCATTGGGTTGTAAGCATTAGGATCTATCTGGCCGCTTAGACCCTGCAATAAACTTCTTTCTGCGCCAGCCTGTTGTGCCGCCGCTCTTGGCCCCATAGCATAGCCAAGTGTAGACTGTTGTGCCGCTGTCTGCGCGGGGTCAAACCCTGCTAAAGTTTCACCCGGATAGTACGCAGGCGCTCCTCTATCATATATCTGTTGAGCCTGTTCAAACCCCCCCGTTAGATAACCTTTCTGTTCAGCCCAAGGCTCTGTAGTGTTTATTTGCGTTTTGCCGCCTCCACACATAATTAATTCCTCAATTTATACCAGTGACCAGCCTCTCTAAAGCCAAGTCTTTTTTGTAAAAATTTTCCAAGTCTTTCGGCGTAAGTGCCTTCAAAACCTGTGCTTGCTCCAATCATTATTTCTTCTACACCTTGTGACTGCGCCCACTCTATGTATTGTTTAAACAACTGAAATGCTAATCTAGTTTTTCTGTACTCTTTAGTTGTAAAAGCGCCATAATCGCAAGCCATTCTTGCTTTAGAAAAATTATATTCAGATATTCCTGCTAAAAAAGCAGATACAACTCTTCCATCTTTTTCTCCAACCCAAGCAAACCCTTCTTTCATACAGCCAGAAACAGTTTTAACAAATTGATCTGTATGATATGGTACATCTTTGTAAGCACCTTCTTGGTGCATTTCTTTACTTAGTGCTACAATGCTACTTATGTCCTTTGTTTCAGCAGGACGAATCATATTATTATCCTTTAGTTAATTAAATTATTTCGTAATTTACTAATATCTATCGTGTTTGATTTGCCCAAAAATTTAATATTCTTTTTAAGCCTTATATCAGACGGCCCAACAGTGGTGCTATCAGGTATTGTTGATGGGCTTTGATCTGGATTTTCATTTTTGGAGCCACCACCACCCCTTGTACTTTCATCATCTTCTTCCGGTTCAACAAACAACTCTTCTGGAGCAACAACATTAATTGCACCAAACGGTGGTGGGGTAAATTGAACACCTCCAACACCAAACTGGTTAGGTTCATAATTCCAGATGTTAGGCTGTACAAATGCCTGTTGATATTCAGTAGTAAAAGGCTGGTATAAAAGACCGCCTATATCATAGTTAGGAATTCCGGGATCAACATCTTCTCCAATACCCGGATAGAGTGTAGCCTGTGGAAAGTTAGCAGGAGCGCCGCCACCAAGGTTGGGAATAGGTGCATCATACGGCCCAACTCTAGGCATATATGCTGTAAAGTCTTGTGCGCTAGGCGGAGCATACTTTGGAACAAGCATAGGGGCATATACATTATTCTCAGGGTATGGCCCCATAGGTGGGCCATCATTACCAATAAGGCCGCTTCCTGCGCTACTACTTGATCCACCACCAGACGGTACAGGATTGGCCTGATCTAAAGCCCCGGGCATAAACCTACCCTCATTTCTTCCAGACTGATTCCAGTGCATAGCGCCAAATTCGGCTTTGCTTACCCCTTTATCTTTCCAGTTTTCATTATAATTTGCAAGCAAATCTGGATAAGAATCTGTATATGTAGCATAGTTAGAATTAGTTACGCCTTGGCTACCACTGGGGGTGGTAAAGTTTACAGCCTCCATTTGGTTAGCCGAATCAATTTCGGCTCTTTGCTCAGGACTCATTCCTCCTCCGCACATTATCGCTCTCCTAATTAAAACTTTATTTTATAAGTTGCTAGTATTCTATCTTCAGAGTATCGTAAACTATACCCACCTGAGTTTAATCCCAACTCGTAACCGTTGTCATTTGCCTGTAGTTTTATCTTCGGCTCGTCCTTTAACATTGCGAAGAGGGTGGCTACTGCGATCCCAAAAACGACTATTTCCTTTTCGTGGCTTTGATACCACTTTTTCTTTTTTGTCTGGCCCCATTCTAGGGTTTGACAAGATGCTGTTCCTCTTCCGTTTCCTGTTCCAACAACTCCGGGATAGGAGCAAGCAATGTTGCCAAACGATTTTGCTCTCTCTGACGTTCCTCTGAGTTCATACTCAGATACGACAACTGGTTTTCCAAACCTAAGCGCATTTTCAATTTCTTGTCGGAATTGTGCCTCATTAAGATTAAATCCTGTTTGAAGGTATATTATGTCAGCATCCTTAATGTACTCAGCCTTAACCCCCGGCTTTAGATGCACCCCTATTGGCCTATCTGTTTTCTTCCTGAGTTCCCCTATCAGTGTAGATACCTGTGCAGGGCTATAATATTCGTCACACTCAAGACAAACAACGTAATGGCTAACAACGTCATCAACCGCAGAAACAACTTGATTTTGGTAATCAATCTGGTTATCTAAACCTTTTGCATATACATCTGGGCTATCATCGCTTATCATCCATACTACTGGAGCAATACCGTTAGAACGCAAGATGCTAATACGATTGCGCCAACCCTCTCTATCAACACCGTTAACTCTACCAAAGTCTTTTGCTGTGCTTCTAGCCATAATGTCAGCGTGGGTATCCCCGCCAATCATCCCTATAACACGGTTTCTCCAATTATCATCTAAGTCGTTTGACAGCCAAGAAAGTGTAGAGTATGGAGATATATACCTTCCTTCTGGCTCCCCTATAAGAAATGTAGATTTAAAGTCTGCGCTAGAGTTTTGTCCAAGCAGGAGTGCCGTCATCAATGTAAACATAAATGCCTTGACCGCTACCCGGATTCCAGTTCGTACCATCTGCATACCTTATATCACCATCCCTCGGTTTCCCCATGTCCTCTCCCCCTTCATCCTTGGGGTCAAAATTAGTTTGCTCAAGTCTAAGCACATCTAAATTAAATATAACATCTGACAGCCTGTTTAACTCATGGAAAAGGTAATCAGATAGTTGATCGTTATTGATTGGCGCGGGGTTAGGAGTCCACCTGTTTACGGACTTTATATTCTTTGATGGTGCGTTAGCCATAATCCCTTGACCCCCTCAATCCTTTCTTCTGTACCTCAAAGGCTAGTCCATGTAACTTCCAGTCAATGTCAGAGTTAGACTCTACTTTGATTGCAAAGTATTTGCCGCTGACCCTGCAAGAAACTTTAGACTGAGAATTAGGATTAAAGGCTATTGGCCCTTCCCATGTGATACCCTCTTCTGTACTCATCTGCCTGCCAATGTAAATATTTATTGTGTTATCACCGCTTACTTCTATCTGCGGGTATACAGCAGATACAAACTTGACAGACTGTGGGTCGCCTAAATCGTAACCACTTCTTTCAACATAGGCAAGCATTGTTTCATCATCTTTTTTATTGCCCTTGCTGTCTCTAAATATTTTAGTATTAGTAACATCCGCAAACACAATGTTCTTGATTACATTGTCGTAGTTAGTAGCGCCCCAAGGGTCTGATTCAGAATCCCAAGTCTCAACATATTGATTAACCATACTGTCATCAGCGTGTGCTGATGCAGTTGTTCCATTAGCGCCCCTAGTAATGCCCGTAAAAGTAGTAGAGGTTTTACCAGTATAAGTAATTTGCTCATCACCTATAATAAGAGTTCCAGCAGAAGTAAATGCAGTGCCAGAATCAGGCGTGGTTGTGGTATCTACTGTAACATTACCTCCATTAGCGGGGGTAGTAGCAGTAAAAGAGCCATCATTAAGTATAGCCCATGCACTCCATTTTGCGCCTGCTGTGATTGCTACAATTCCTGAACTAATATGAGAGGTGCTAGGAAGATCGCGGAATGAAAAAGTATTATCCTTCCAGTTCCATATTACGGCTCTGTTTACTACAGCAGATGATCCTGATGGATAGCAGGCCATCATCTCATTTCTAACGTAGTCTGCGGCAACAAAACATTTCTGATAGTTATCGCCATTCAACTCATCAAACACTGTTCTACGCAGTTTGTTAGACAACATGGGAGTTACAGTCTGACCATTACATACATAGAAGTCAGAGTTCCCCATAAAGAAATGCCCACCCTCAAACTCTGCTACTGCTTCTTTAGCAAGAAGCCCAATAGTGGGGGATAAAAGTTTAAACGAAAAGATATATGGAGTACCCACATAGTTCATAATGTAAATACTGTCATCTTTGTATATCAAAAAAGAATCGCCTAGTGGCAATCCATCTATAATATTTCCCGGTGTATCTGAAAGTTCGTATTCACCGGCATCAAGTGTAGCGTCAGTTTCATCCCATGTAACTGGCTGGTTTCCAAACGAGGCTTCTGTACTCCACTTAACAAGTCTTGGTTCTTCGTTAGTTCTTACCCAATTAAGACCAATAAGAAAAGTTCTAAAGGATCTAATAACTTTACACTTGTTTCCTATTGGAAAATTTCTTAGCCTAACAAATGGTACTGTTAGTTGTGGTATTCCACCACTATCTAAAGGCCATGTCTGTGGCACATCATGCCCATTTGTAGCAACAATAACACCATTTAGATTAGTAGCAGTCCAGCGCCTATCAGTGGTATTAGCGTTATAATTGCTGTCTCCCGTGGCTGTAGTGCCAATAGGAACAACAGGATAGGCGGTTGTATGCGGGGCCGCAGTAGTTGAGTTAGCGGCTCTGCTACATCCAGTTAAATCATTGCTGGATTTGCCAGAGTATGTTATTTCCTCATATCCATTAGAACTTCCATTTGCTATTGCTTGCGTTCCCATAGCGATTGTTCCGCTTGTTGGAAAAGCACTGGCATCTGACAAAGTAATTGTAGTAACACTATTGTCTATATTTCCGCTTAATGTTCCTGTAGCCTGTCTGGTTACATCAGTCCATATAGAACCATTCCAAACGGCAATTTTTCCTGCGTTAGATGGGTCAGGATCACTTGTTCCGTAAGCAATCCAATAATATGTTCCTGCAATTGTAAGATATGGATGAATATAGTAAGGGGCGAATGGGCAAGTAGCAAACACCTCTTGGTATCCAGCGACTTTTTTTACGCCGTTATCCAAAAGTCTTATATTGTTTCCGTCAGACCATGCGTTAGGAGGGAGGTTATAAGGAGGGGTATCCTTTATAATTCCTATCTGGCCTAAGTTTTCTATAGGGACTAGAGCCATTATTCAGGTGGGGTAGGCCAAGTAATGTTAAAGGGATCAGGCTGGTTGCTTATGTCTCTTAAAGCCTGACGATACACTTCCCATTGTTCTCTTTTAGAATCAGACATAGGAACGTCAGTTAGAACAGTCCAGTCGCAAGCGACAAGTTTACCCTTTCGCTCTGCTTTGACTACATTCCATTGCTCCGGGTCTTGCCCCGCCTGCACTGTTGCCCATGATGGTTTTTTTGCAGGGTCATTGTATACAACATTACTGTTGTAGTCCGACTCATTTTCTACTGATCCGTATATACCAAAGCCCTCATTCGGAACTGCGGCCCAAAGAATGTTGCTAAGTGTTACGTTGTTCATTCTTCAATCTCCCAAACCATCATTGTGCCGTTACGAAAAGTAGTTCCTCCCGCGCTGGCCTGCGGTTGTTTAGACCAAATATCAAACGTGTAGGTTGTACCAGAGTCAGGCGTAGGTCTGTTCCCGCTTGTTACTTTCCAAATTCTAGAAAATCCAAATCCATACTCTTCGGTAGACAATCCAGCATCAACTTTTGATTTAATATTTCCTACAATAATGTTATCTGTTGTTCCAGTAATCAGAGTACCGGAAGTATTTGCTAACTTTATGTGTGTGTATTGATGGTCACTGCCACCATCCCAAGATGAAAAAATGTCATTACCTCCATTTACTTGAACATATAAAGTAGAGGAAGAAGATACACAGGTATGCGTAATTGACCACCCTATATCAACATAACTATCCGATCTAAAAGTAGAGGTTGTTGATAGTATTGAGTGAGTAGTTTTTAGAAGTCTGCTTCCCTCTGAGGCAAGTAAAGTTATCCAACCGCTGTCTCCTTCATTCCTGATCTTGATTAGATTGTTTGTAGTGTCAAACCAAATCAATCCTGCTGTAGTTGGGCTAGGTGCTGAAGCAGAAGTGTGTACACCATTAATAGCCTCATCAGCATTAGGCAAAGTATTCTTTAATACCGTTTTAATAAGACGAAGATGATCGTCGCCCTGACTTATGGAGTCAGAGCCACTGGGGTTTGTGTTCACCAAACCACTAATAAATGTTGCGCTTTCTAGTGCCATTATATGTACCTAACGTGATAAGGATCAACCACTGCATCAGGAGCCGAAGGCCAATTCCAATATGTTTTGTCTACAACACGATCAACAATTACAGTTTCATCAGAGTCTAGACTAACCTTTCGTTCTTCCTGAACCTCATGGTTTTGAAAATTCTTGACTGCCTGTACAGATGCAAACGCTTCTACACCATTCTCAAGGCTGTTGCCATGCGCCCTAACTTCGCTACGGTATGTAGTCCAATCAGCAGGCATGGCAGTACCGCCTTCAGTTGCTCTAATTACCATCCAGTCAGAAGGGGCAATCAATACGCCTGTGTTTTCTTTTATCTTAAAAATAAGGTCAGACTTAAGATCGTCTACATTTTTTTCCGTAGTGTCGTAAGTTAGTTCGTAGTAGTCAGCGCCTCCTGCAAAAGTTCCATCAGGATTTCTGCGGCTTTTCTTTTCAAGATTTTCTGCCCCAGTATTATAGTATCTATAGTCTGGAGTAATAACCTCAATAGAATAAATTGCAATCTCTTCCAACTCTTCTGATGACCAATTCCTAAAAATCGCGGATGGATGTTGTACGCCATCAACCGTTATGGCGCGAGGCGTTCTTATTACTGAAGATTCTGTTTCACTGTACCACATAATTACCTCGCGTTAGAGTATTTGAAATCTCGACTAATGGGGGCCGAAGTAATAGAATAACTTGTTCCATTAGAATTTCTTACGGAAGAACTTCGCACCTTTATTCCGTTTGATAACCAATCAATACTGTCAGAAGGATTTGTCGATGACAAAGAATAAGTAGTGCTACTAATTGTTATTGCAGATGGCGTATAGCCCATATAAACAAATGGGCCGGATGCGTTAGCGTTTCCTGTATAACTAAATGTACTGGCTGAAGCGGCTGGAAGGTTGTCCGAACAAACCGCTAAATAACCAGACGGAACTGCATTGTCAAAATTACCTTTTCCATTGCCGTCAGAGTAGCCACCTGTGCCACTTGATCCAAAGTTGTAAGTTCCGCTTGTCAAAGATGGATTAAATGCTCCGCTAACTGAAACGCCAGAACCATCTTTTTCATAATACCATTGACCGGATGCTGGTTGCATAGTAACTCTTGCATTGCCAGAGGTTACTAAGTTTCCATCCGAAAGTGTTCCGCTAGTGTTAGTGTCAATTGGATTTAAAACACAAAACGAGTTACTTGGGCTGTCGAGTACCTGATCTGACCAAATAAGGTTATTTACGGTAAAGTTATTTCCTTGACCGCTAGAATCACCGCCTAAACCATAAACCGTTTCTGAAAAGTACATTGCAAGTCTACGGCCTGATGTGTTGACGTTTCCAGATATGCCGAGAATCTGATAGTAGCGATAAGCGGTAGTATTTGAGCCTAATTCACTTGCAAATTCTTGACTTCTATTTACACCGTCAACACCTGCGGAATCTGGTGACAACGTAAACGACGATCCTATATCTGTCCAATCAGAGGCGTTGTTGCTTCCCTGCCACTTCCAAGTTCCTTCTGTTCCGCTTGAATTTTGATAACGCCATTGAGCGTTCTTGTAAGTTTTAGCCGAACCAAAATCAAAACGAATGTAACTACCTGATGCGGCCCATGCCGAATCTGCCCAACCGCCTCCCGCATCGTTATTTGTTTCAACACCATTTACTAAGTCATCAAGAACGACAGACGTTGCCGCTCCCGCTGAATTAGTCCAATCCTGATTAGAAGTGACTGCAATTTCAGATTCTCTGTCGTAAGTTAAAAAGCCTTCGCCCCCAAACTTAAGGTAAAAGCCGTTGTTTCCATACGAACCTTCGTACTCAACCGCTTGCCATTGATTAGTATCTGAGTTAGTTTCAGCAAACGATGACGGTGCAAGTTGCTGACCATCTACATAGTGATACTCTGCAAAGTATCCATCATAGTAGTCTCCAATAGACGATGAGAAAAATGCACCAACCTG